CGCGCAAGGATATGGCAAGGTTTTGTTCTTAACGACTAATGGCCTTTACACTATCATTGGCACACCGCTAAAAGAGAACCTTGTCATTGATTCTAACTATCGTCGTTGGTCTACCTTCTTATACAACGGTTCACTCTACTACATCAATGAACTCAACCCTCTTCGTCGTAACGATGGATCAAGCGATGTCGTCCTCGCCAACGCTCCTAGTGGAAGGTACGCCGTGCTCTGGTACGATCACGTTGTGGTTGGATTTCCCACTTACAAAAATAGCATTTACCCAAACAGGGTTATGTGGTCTGACCTCTACAACTTTGGGTTGTGGGAGCCGGATGCCGCGAATGAGGCAGACCACTATGATTTCGTAGAATGGCAGAACACGGATTTTCCGTTCTGTGGCGTGACGGGGTTAGGGAAGCTTGGGAGCACGTTGTGGGTTTATACACCGACAGCGTTGATTCCGATAGTGTATGTTGGAAAACCGAAGGTGACGCAGGTAGTGGAGAGTAACATCATTGCGGGGATAGGGAATACGTTTCCGTGGTCCCTTGCAGTGATGAACAATGTGCATTTCTTCTTTGATGGGATTAGGAAGACGTTTTTCGCCTTTGATGGTGGCGCACCGGAGCCAATAGGAGAACCTGTGCGGCAGTACATGGTTGATAACCTTAGCACAAATCCTTCTCTCGCGAGTCGCATGTGGGCATCGGTGGACTTTCAACGCGGGGAGGTAATATGGCGCTTTGTATCGCGCGATAGTAGTGGACCGTTTGATAAGCTCGTGCGGTTTTCTTTCTGGTACAAGCGATGGTCAACAGGATCGGATGAAAACGTTCATGCTTTTTGTGGACCCACGTTTCGAGTCAAAACGATGGCCGAGCTTGAAGGTAGGATGGATGCTTTAACAGGAACAATGTCAATGCTTGGCACTGATGGTACGGAGATACCGCGATTGTATGGCACAATCGGTGGTGATGGAACACCGATCGGTGTTGTGCCCGTTCTTGGCGAAGGCGGTGATGCGGTTGGTGAAGGCGGGTCAGGATTTGGTGAACTTCCATGAAAAGAATAATTGCGATAACGGTTTTTGTTTTCTTTGCCTTGTTCGCGAACGCTGCGATAATAACGAATGTGCAGAGGCTTTCGTTGTTTGGCATAACGAACTACCTGAGTCCAACGGGGCTTGTTGCAGTAGCGCCGTTCTTCAATGGCGCGGATCATTTGAAAGGGATGCCAGCGGATTCGTTCTTGCGTACTGCGGGGTCGAATGTTCTGCTTGAGATAACGAATTTTGTCAAGTCGCAGGATACGATTGTGTCGAATGGTGTTGTGACACTGATAATCAACACAAGCAATTCGCTTTTTAATGTTAGTGTGCTTGTGTCGAACGGGGTAATAAACCAGCTTATTGTGTTGAGCAATAATCTATCGTCAGCAGGGTTTGCGCGGCTTGAGGTTCAAACTAATTCCGTGCGCCTCGGCCTAATTACGAACCTAAACTGGACCTACGGCATAACAGGATCGGTTTCCAGCGCGACGGCGATTCTTGGGGTGGATGATAGCGTTGCGAATATTGTTGTGTCCAACGGTCTTGTGACGTTTACACTAAACACTAGTAATTCGATCTTTAACCTTTCTCAATCTGCTGGAAGCAACCTTGTCGTAGTTCTTTCAGGCACGAATACGCTGGTCACTATGACTTCCACGAACGGGACCAATTTTTACACTGTAAATTCAACGGCTAGCGGAGGGGCATTGAGTGGGAGCACTAATTTTATGAACCTATCGGTTCAGGCTGCCAAGCTGCCGTTAACCAATTATCCTACGATTGACGCAGGGTGGCAGGATTGGGAACTTCTCTACTACAGAACGAACGATGCCGGAGCCAATATAGCACTGGATTCATCGTGGCAGGTTGTCATTCCACCGGACTATGCTACGAACAGCCTCCGCATTCGACTTCTGAGTTCTATCACGGCGACAAATGGTCCGAATTCCAGCAACACGATATTTAGAACCTACATTTCTAGATTCAGACCATCAGCAAGTCAAGACTTGCACACCAACAGTTTTATAGGACCAATCAGTGGGACTAACACATGGGCTGCGGTATTCGATGGCACGAACAAGGTGCAATCTATCGTTATTTCATGGGGCACCAATTCGTTGCTTATGCCCGGAGACTTGGCACTTCTTAAAGTTGAACGTGATGGTGTGAATGATACGTACGTCGGAGCAACCGCCCTAGTTGGCCTTCAAGTAGAGTACACACGATGAAACTGTTGCTATCACTCTTTCTGGTTCCTTCGCTTTGCCAATGTGCTGTTCTTCACCGTTCTGCTGCGATGGACTTCCAGACTCCACTAAGTGCTAACATAGCAGGGGCGTTGCTATCTTTCACAAACAAACTCAGCCTTTCGGTATGGGTGATTTTCACTACTCAAGACATTGGCGGAGCACCACAGATGATTTTCTCCAAAGGGAGACAAGACTTCGGCGGTCAGAACCAATTCGAGTTTTATACAACCGGCACGGATAAATTGATCTTCACGTACGCGAATCCTGACGCCACATTCATACAATGGACGAGCACTGCGGCTCATATTTCAAGCAACTCTCCAATGCACCTTGCCGTGACGTTTAATTATGGCAACGGTGGCTCTATGGCAATATACAAGAATGGCCAATCCGTCGCAGGAAGTTGGACGGCTGGCAGTGGAAACCAAGCCGGACTCACCAACATTATTGGGTTTCATATTGGAGCAAGCACAACTTCAGGAAGGTTTCTAAACGCGAGCACTTGCGAGGCGGCGATATGGAATAGTGTTCTGACTCCAATCCAAGTCAAAATACTTTCCGGTTCTCGCGTCAAAGGAATCCCAAAGCAGATCGACCCGGAACATCTAAGAAGCTACTGGCCGTCTGACGATTTGAGAGCTAATGGTCCGCTCGGAACTGGATTTTCTAGAAACAGAGAATTCGGTTTCACATACGCCTTTCCGCAGCCAAGATTTAACATGACGGATGAGGGCGGCATCTTCATTGGTGAGAAAATAGTGAGTTACCAACCAAACGAATGAACGAACTCCAATACTTGCAATGGCTGACAGCATGTGCAATCTCCTTTTTGGTGGGCTACACTGGAATCTGTATCTTTGAGTGATTATGATTGTCATCGACGGCGAGAGCGAAGGCACGAATACGTGGGCAACATATAACTATTTCAAACCCGCAAAATGAAAGAACGCTTCTTCGTTTTAGCAATGTTTGTTATTGTGTTAACAGTACTACTGCTTTCACGAGCTAAAACAGCATCAACTGATGTTTGGGGATACAATAGCATCCTTGTTTCTAGCAACGGAAATGGTATCTATGTTGCTGTTATCTGGGTACCAACATGCCGCGCTGGAGAAGTGGCATTAACGACACTAGAAACCACAAAAACAATAACCTTTAGCTCGCCTATGCCGTTAGCGGTTAACACTAATTACTCGATTTCTTTTAGTCCGAGCTTGTTAACAACCACTTTTTGGAGCGCGAGGACTAGCAACGGTTTCACTCTCAATCTGAGTCTTGGAATAACAGGAACAGTAACCTACCTTGCTGTCGCTTACGATTGAACCATGCCAACCTTCGGCGTCATTTTACGAGAGGAATCCTCGGCAGACATAGAAAGTGACCTTCTACCAACGGATGACCCGGTTTTGGAATCTGGTGATCAGCACTATGGGAACCTTAATGCCACAAAAGAAACCGACTCTATCATGCCAAACGCTTCGTTCGCGGTAGGAACCCAGCTTGCGGTGTACGTGAATGGGAGAGACTACCTGAGCGATGCGGTGGAATGGACCGATGAAGATACCTTTGTCGGCAACTGGCGACCGAGTATGCAAGAAGGGAAGTTGACTTTTACGGACAAAAAGCGATATGGAAAGGTGTTGAGGTATCGCTTTGTTGGCGTAGGCTTGCGTGGCTTACGATTCGATGCGTATTCGGTTAATGTGTATGGTCGTGGAGCAGAGCGTTAGCCTTTTGCGATTCATCACCTAAATCTCAAAAACATGTCGTGTGAAGGACAACGAGAGTGTTTAGACCCGGGGCAGTATTGCCCTGATAATAAATTCTGTCTCGATGATTGTGTATCACCACCAGTAGAACTCCTTTTCAACCCGGGTCATTTCATTCCCGGGATTCCGAATGTACCACCGGTTTTGGAGGAGATTTTTAATGAGATTTGTCCATTAGACACTGAAACCAATGTTGTTATTTCTTCTCAATCAGGACAGTCATTTTACAGAACAACCGATCCGATTTTTAACCAACGATTCAGGGCACGGTTGTTTACCTTTCAAGCAACGATGGTTGGAACATACACAATAACGCTCACAAACAACTCCTTTTTTCCTTTTATCACCGTATCGCGTTTTGCAGGAACGTTTTGGCAGAACGCAGGAACATCGTTATCGTTTACTATAACAATTGATCAAGTCGGTCCAATGACATTGGAAGTAACGACATTGTTACCACAAACGTTCGGCTCTTTTGATGTTGCTTTGGCTTGTCCTGCTGAAGATGACGGAAGCGGATGCACTGGTAACGTGCCTGGTGGTGGCACTCTTACTGGCACCGCGGCTTATTGGAAATGTGACGAGGCTTCTGGTAACGCGCTTGATGCAACTGGAAACGGTCTTGATCTTGTTCAAATTATCTCTCCTGTCGGAAGCTTGTCTGGTATTATTGGAACTTCCAGATCTTTTGTTACTCCATCACAACCGTTTCTATTCCTTGGTCCAAACGCGCCAAGCATCGACACTTCACTTGGATTAACGATAACTTTCTGGGTTCAATTCAATGCGTTCAAATCAAGTCCGAATCCCAATACAGGTTCTAGTCCTGTATGGTATAACGCTTTCGACTCTGGAGCAGGTACACTCTTTAGTTTTGAACTAAGGCCGATTCTATCATTCGGAATAGTGATCTTTCGGTTTATAGTTAAAGGGGAAGGTGGAGCAAGCCAAACTATAAGCGGACCGTCTATAACTTTGAACACCTGGTATTTTGTAAGTATGGTCTATAACAAAACAACTGGCAAGGTTTGTATAAAGATCAACGACGGTTCTGCAGTTTTGTCGAATCCTATGACTTTTACTGGGACACAAACAAATAATCAGATGCAGTCGTTGATGACTTTTGCGGCACAAGCACCAGACTTTAGAATTGACGAGATTGGAATATGGCGTCGTAGACTTAGTGAGGGTGCGCTTACTAAGCTTTACAACGCTGGGGTTGGTTTAGGTTTTCCTTTTCCATGAGCCTTTACCACCAACTCGAAACCGTCGAAATCCCTTCAATCGGTGCGTTTAGAATGTCACCGATGGAGCAGAACGAGGATTTTGTGCGAAGCAGTACGTCATTCGCACCACCAGCATCACAGCGTTTGATGCCACAACAACAAAAGAGCACAGACCCATTTGAAGACCCGTTCATCACGAAAAAGGACCAACCCGCGCAAGTCGTCGCTTCAACCCCAGTCGCCTCCGTTCCCGACAGGATTTACGGGTCGAGTGGTAATCAAAAGGAGCAGAAAAGGCTCGTTTACGATAAAGATGAGGTGAATGTATGAACGAGCAACAAGAGCTTGAGCGGTTATTGAAAGCGCGGCAAGAAGAAATGGAACGTCAATGGAGGATTTACAATGGTTTGGAGTCAGAAGTAACCGAACAAGACAAAGAACAATTCACGCGCTTTGTGCGACAATTTGAACATAGCTGTTGCGGCTAAAATGTTATGCCAGACGACGTAATTATACAAGCACAGGATACAACGTTCCAACGCGCGGGATTGACCGACCAGCGTCGAGGGTACTTCTTGCCCGGTGGGGTCAGTCTTCAATATCCGTTGTTGTCCGGCACGATATTCAATATCGAACAGGTGCTCTTGGCCGCGTTAATGGGACAAGACCCGAGTTGCTTACCGGGCGGGTTGACGCTTTTTAACATCCAAAACATCAACCCTGAGTTGTTCAATGGCGCGGCAGAGTTACAACAAATCTGGCAAAAAGACCCGTTTTCAACCGAGTACGAAGATGAAACCACTGACCTCTATAACCGTCAATACGAAACCGCTCGTTCCGCCGCGATTAGCGGTCCTTCAAATGTTCGTGGTGCTACAGCACGACAAGGATTTGAACTGGCTGATTTGGACTCCCAACAAGCCCTTAACCGCTTCCGTGAGATATGGCAAAATCAGCTATCACTGGCTCAAATTGTTATCGCAGCTATACAAGCGCATAACACTATTGCGAATAGTCGCCGCGATGTCCAGCTTAAGGCGCAGCAATTACAAGCTGGGACCGAGCAAGGACGAGTTGTTCAGAGTCTTGCCGCAGCAGAACAACTGAGTAGAGTGAGGAGTGACCACTTAAGGGGCTTTTCGGCGGGAGCAGAGTTTTTGGGCGTTGCACAGATGACGACGAATGAGTCGTTAACTGGGCGGGGTCAGCAGGGTGCGGTAAGCACCGCGTTTGGAACAAGTTACTGGAGATAATAATATGCCAACGGGATATGAGAATAGCGACAACGCTCTTAACGAGCTTTTGAATAGAAGGTTTGGCGGAACGACACCAGGGGGCTCTCCACCAAATAAAGCTTACTATGGTAGTGAGTCATTAGCAGTTGGAAATCCACGAGAGCTGGATCAAATGTTTGCCAATTACATGAATAAAAGGTTTGGTACGGCAAGTCCACAAGTAGGCGGTGGTTCAAAACTTCCTGTTTACGACCAGCCAGAACAGTTACCTAGTGGAGGTAACCTTGGTAGACTTTTTTCTATTAGTGGTGGAGGCGGCATGACTCCATCACCAGGTGGCCTTAACCTCAATGCGCTTTTGAATCGCGGGATTCAGGGTACAATAGCCGGAGCGCAAGAGGAGACGGGGATAAAACGACGAATGGCTGCTAGTGATCTGCTGTCGCAACAACTTAACCAAGCCGCGCAAGAGTTGCAGAACAGGATGAAGGGGTATGAGTTTGGACAAGAACAGCAGTTTGATACATCATTAGCTGGTGACCCACGATTGCAAGCAACCTTAGCAGATGCTTTTAGACGTTCAGGAAATCCGATGTTGACTCCTCCAGCGTCACGACATGCTCTTGCGGCTTTTCACCAGTTTGATCAAAGCGTTGGCTCGCACGAGAAAAATGCCATTGACATCTTGCAAGCTTGGCAGTTATCGCCACATCAGTATCCGGGTCCGAATAATACCATGATTGATCTGCCAGAACCAGGTGAGGTCAAATGGGCTAGGAATGTTTTGGGGATTGATGGGACAACAACTGGAACTGGAACTAACGCACCTGCTCCTAAAACGACTGGAACAGTGTCTGAGCATGTGCCTTATGGTTTTGGTCGTGCTGCTGCTGGTGGTGTTGCTGGTGGAGCTGGTTTCTATGGCGGCAGCAAGGCGTTTGAAGCTGGGGCGGCAAGGTTTGCGCCTAAGATGGGTGCTGGTAAACTCGCCGTTGGCAAAATTGGATCGGGTTTGGTTGGATCAGGTATAGCTGAACTTATCTTGAGCCAACTCGACCCGAGAACCTTTGAAGCTCAGAAAGAGTACCCGAAGACTGCTTTAATATCTGGTGCGGCTGGTATAGGTGGTGCTTCTAAAGCTAGACAGGCCTTTGAAAAGCTACCATTCCTTGCAAAATTAACTAGACGAGGAGCACAAACAAAAGCTGCTGTAGAAGCCGCGGAAAGGGGAGTTAACCTTGGACCGAACTATCCAAGTTCTTTTGGTGGTGGACAATCACCACAACAACCACCTTTAGCCACTCAAGGAGCAGCGCCTAAAAAACCTTACAAACCAAATGTAAAAGGCTACGAGGAGTTCCTTAAAAAGCAATTTGGTGAAAGGTGAAAAATGCCAGAAGAACCATTTCTGCCACTTGTCAATCAAGAGCAGGCGAACCCAGCAAGAGGGTTATCGTCGTGGCTTGATACACTTTTCAGGCCGGTGGTCGGCAGGCCAATAGGAGCTATTTTAGGTGGTCTTGCACGTCAGGCAACAGGCATTGTCGCGCCACAATACTCTCAACTTGCCGAACAACGTTTTCAAGAAGCAGGAGAACAGTTACCTCGTCTCGCGCTTGAGTTTGCCGCTGCTGGGTCCAAGCGGTTACCTGTCAAACTCGCCGGATTAGGTGATGTTCTCCTGCGATCTTCAACAGC